TACGCCTCCGCGTGATGTGGAATTCTGATGTTCCTGCTCGATACTGTCGTGCTGTCAGAATTGCGAAAACGGGACCGCAATCCCGGTATCGTCGCCTGGATCAGCGAACAGCCAACGGCCGATCTGTTTATCAGCACCGTCACCATTGGCGAGATAGAGCGCGGCATTGGCCTGCAACGGTCGAAGGATGCGGCCTTTGCTGCGTCCCTCACCACTTGGCTGGATCGTGTCCTGACCACCTATGGCGAGCGGATCCTGCCGTTCGACCTCAAGGCTGCCCGCCGATGGGGACGCCTCAGTGCCGGGATCGGCCATGAGGGTGCGGATCTGATGATCGCTGCGACCGGACTGGAACATGGACTGACGGTCGTTACCCGCAATGTCCGCCATTTTCAGCCAACCGGCGTGGCGACCTTAAATCCGTTCTCGTGATCACCCATCCTGGCGCCATCAGTAGCTGGCGACGTCGTTCTTCAGGGTGACGGTGACGAAAGCCCCACCGTCGGGCTTGGCAGCCTGCCAGTCGAAGCGCGCCTCGATACCGGCCGGACCGGAAATCGGGATGCGCGGCTTGGGCAGATAGACCGATGGCAGGGCGATGGTCAGGGACCGGTCGGCATCAATCACCCAGGCGAATTCCAGGGCCATGGCCGTGCCGTCGGTGGCGGCGTCCAGCAGCACCATGTCGGCGAAACGGGCTGCGAGGTTGCCGGTGCAGGACGCCACGCCAAGGTCCGCGCCTTCGATCTTGCCATCATCGCTGATGACGCGGACGGGATCGAGATTGTTGGCATAGGTCAGTTCCGCGGCGGTGATGTTGGCCAGCGCCGCCCCATCTTTGCGGATGCGTCCCTGGAACTGGTGGAACCGCTGCAAACCCTGTGTGGTGGGGGTGCCGCCGGACGAGGTGGCGGCATCCGTCTCCCCCTGTGCGATCAGGGCGAGGGTGGCATTGGCCTTGCCCGACGGCGCCCAGCCCAGGTTCAGGCTGTTGACCAGACAACCGAGGTTGAGGAAATAGCGCGGCACCTGCGGGTGGCCGACTTCCAGTGCCAGACTGGGCAGCGTGTCGGCCCCGGATGTGTAGACATGGCTGTAAGGGCTGCTGCCGGTGGTGGCCGGCGGCCCGAACAGACCCTTCAGCCAAAAACCGATGCTGCGCAGGTCCACCGGGACGGTGATCTGCCCCTCGGCGGTGATGACATCACGCGATGGCGGGGCCGGGTCACGCCCCAACCCCAGCACATCGGAGGCTTCCAGCGGCTGCTGGCTGCCGATGTCGCAACTGACGAAGGGCAGCGTGTGGAAATTGCCGCCGGGCGCGGTGCCATAGGCGGCTTCGAACGCACCCAGCAATTGCGCGTGGGCACCGGTGGCGCGGGCCATGGTCGGTTTCTCCGGGATCAGGTCAGCGGATCGGGCGTGGTGTAGGTGAGCGTCACCGGCACGCGGGCGGCCTTGATGGCAGCCCCGCCGGCAACAGCAATGTCCTCGGTTTCCGGTGCGCCCCAGGTAAGCCACTCGACCGTGCCGCCCAGCGTGCGGTCGACCGCCAGCCAGGCGGCGAGCGCCCGCAGCAGATCGTCCAGGGCACGGGCTCGTCCCGGGCCGGGGCGGCCCAGTGGCGGGTCGGCGGCCTGGACCAATACCTCGATCTCGGCCACATGGTCATAATGGTGGAGCAGCGGCGACAGGGTTATATTCGGCACACCCGGCGCACCATCGCGCAGGATCAGCAGGCCGCCGGGTGGGATACGCTCGGGCACGGCGATCTCCCGCCCCGCCACGGCATCCGGCACGGCGACAAGCCGCGCCAGCAGCGCGGACAGGGCCGCCTCCCGGATGCTCGGCATGGGTCAGTGCTCCTTCCAATGGCGCAGGATCAGACCGGGCAACCGGCCCTGCCAGGTTCGGGCAGCCCCGGCCACATCCAGGCGCTTTTTCACCTGCACCTGCGGCACCAGGATGAAGACCGGCACCGTGGTGCGCCCGGCCAGCCGGGTGAAACCGGCATCACCCCGCCGCCCCCGGTTGGCTGTCGCCAGCCCGCGTTTTCTGAGGCGGGCATTGTCCGCCACCAGCAAGGACGGGCCGCGGCGGCGATAGATCAGCCGCAGGATCAGGCCGGTGCGCCGTTCCCAGCCGCCCGGCGTGATCTTGTTGCCGCCATCGCCATAGCGACCGGCGGCCTGGGTCGGGATGGCCAGGAACAGGCCATGGCGGGAGCGGATCACCGCGCCCTCCTCGTAAAGCCCGACAATGTCGGGGGCTTTGCTCCAGACCAGACCGGCGGCGCGGAGGCTGCGGCCACCCTTGGGATAGATTTCACTGCGCCAGGTTCTGGCCAGCCGCTGGCCGAGACCGGCCCCGGTGATCTGGCCGCGCAGCTCGGTCTTCAGCCCGTCGCTGGCCTCCCGCAACCCGGCGGTGACAGCCCGCTCCGCCGCTGCGAGGTCGGCCGCCAGCATCTCAGCAAGACGGCCTTCGATCGCAGCGGCAAGGCGCATGGACGGTTACGCCAGCTTCACCGGCCGTTCCAGGCTGATTTCCAGCCGCGTCGGCGTCAGCGCCCGACCGATATAGACGACATTGCCGGTGGTGGGCGGCGTGGCGGTCAGCACGCCGGGGGTGCCGCTCAGGTAGTAGGAACTGCCCGGCGTCAGGGTGGCGCTGCCGGCGGCATCGGTCCAGTCGGTCACCTCGATGACGCCATCGGTCAGCACGGTGACATAAGAGTCGAGCGCCGCACTGGTCAGGGCCAGACCGATCACCTCGGCCTTCGTATCATCGTCGGCATCGGCCAACATGCATTGGAAGCCGGCATTGCTGTAGACGGCCATACCGGCAGCGGTGATGGCCTCCTTGGCCTGGAGTTCGATGGCATCGACCTCCTGCACCCTGGCATCCAGCGTGCCGTTGAGCGGCAGTTGCTGGATGCGGCCATTGATCAGGACAAGCGGACGGTAGGACGGCATGGGGCGTGATCCTCAAAGCTGGATGGGGGTGCCGGGCTGGACATGCAGCACCGTCGGCGCCACGGCAAAGCCGACGGGAACCACCCACCATCCGGGCGCGGATGGCGGCATATCGGTCAGGCCGCCCGCGATCCAGGCGGAGAGGAAATAGTCGGTGCCGGGCACCAGGATGGCCGCCCCGCTGTCCAGCAGGGCGGACCAGTCGGCGCGCTCCACCGGCCGTTCGGTGGCCCAACGGGCAGGCTCCCCCGCCGGGGCGCCGATCAGCACCACCCCCGCAGGATCGGCGGTGGCAGCGGCATCGGCGCGGCAGGGCGCCAGCCGACCGGCAGCGTTGACATGGACGATCTGCCCAACCGCCAGCGCCACCTGTGCGGCGGTCACGTAGGTGCCGGTCCACACGCCGGGCGGGGCATTGGGGCCGAGGACCGTCTCGACCGCCCCGCCGGATATTGTCGGCGGATCGAACTGCGGGTAGCTCGTCTGTGCCGGGATCTGCACCGTCTCCAGGGTCCAGACCAGCCGCGCGGGATCGCGGCGCACAGGGGCACCCTGGACCTCGAACAGGTCGTCCCCGACCAGCAGCCGGTCGCCCGCCCAGGGGCGGATCCCGGCGGCAGTCAGGTCCGCAGCGCGCAGCTCGAACACGGCCCCATCGGAGACCAGATCACCACCGCCAAAGCCGGTGACAAGATCGTTGCGACGGGCAATGACCCGCAGCGGAACCGTGGAACCGCCGATCCCGATATAGGTGGCCGGCGTGCCCAGGATGGCGAAGACCGGATCGAGTGCAGCCTGGAACGGATCGGTCATGACCGGCTGATATCAAACGGACGTCCCATTCAGCCGGACCCGGCCCACCGTCTCACCGGCCCCGTTGCCGACGGTGGCGATGGCGGCGCCGATCAGGCTGTTGCCGGTGGCGGTCTTGGTGACCTCCCGGGCTGCATTGTCCCAATAAAGCTTGTCGCCAACGCTCCAGGCCTGCGAGGGCGTCTTTTTCAGGTCGAAGATTCCGACAAGGACTGCCTCGACCGGTTCGCCCATGGCCGCACTGGTGATGGCAATGCCGAACAGGCTGCCAACCAGCATCCCCTCTCCCGAGGTGACGGCATAGGGTGCGGTCAGGGTGATTGTGTTGCCGGGCTGAACATAGTTCTTCATGGATGATCTTCCTTGCGGATGCGCGATCAGCGGCGGGGTCGGTCCGGCATGAGGGCGAGGATCAGGCCGGCGGCAGCGGCACCGGCGGTGGCGATGTGATCCAGACAGCCTGGATCGATGCTGGCCCCCAGCGCCGTCAGCAGCGTGGTGAGACCAAGCCAAGTGCTGCGCTCACGCAGGCGTTCGATCAGATAGCGCATGGGATGTTCCTTCAGGTCGACGGGCAAGCGGACCGGAAGCCGTCCTCATCCAGGCCAAGGACGGCGCGATAGTCGAAATTGGGGCAGAGCTTGGCGGCAACCTCGCGGTGCCCACGCCAGCGCAGGCGTTTTCCCTGGCTGGCATAGCCTGTGTCCATCGCGTCGGCCAACCGCCGCAGGGCGTCGAACTGTGCCGGGGCGAAGGTCTTGAAGCCGTGCAAGCAGATGGCGATGGAACCGCTATTATGGCCTTCCTGGGCAGCCGGGATTTGCTCCAGCGGGCGGCCGCGCTGGATCGTGCCATCGCCGCGGATGAAGAAGTGATAGCCGATGCCGCGCCAGCCACGCTGGCGGTGCCACTGGTCGATCACCGCCGCATCATCATGAACGGCATGGTCGCTGGCGCTGCAATGGATGAAGACCACATGCACTGGCCGCTTTGGCGCGGTGAAGGGCACCGCTGCGCCAGGACGGCTGAGGATGGGAAACGAGTCCGTCATGGCTCAGGCCCCGGCATTCTTGTAGAGGCCGCGCCAGTCGATGGCCTTGGCACCGAAATCCAGCCGGCACTTGATCTCCACCCCGTCCACGTCGAAGCCGTTGCGGGTTTCGATGTAGGCGCCCTGCTGGCCCTCCAGATAGGCGTATTCCAGGGTGTCGATCTGGGCCGGGTTGGCCGCCAGATACCAGGCGGTGGCGCTGGCGACATCGAGCCTTGGTTCGGCTATGGGCGTCAGGGTGCGGATCGAGGCCGGCACGATGTCGCTGGTTTTGGCCGGCATCAGGTTCTGCGCCATCAACTGCTCGGCCGTCAGTTCCAGCGCCGCCGGCACGATGAGAAAGGCCGGGCGGATGTTCAGCACTGTCTTCCTGTCGAGCCCGGTCTGCTTCGCCATCGCCGTGCGGGCATCGCCGATGGCGGTGACGCTGGGCGCCGCTCCCGCGCCGGCAAGGTTTTTGTGGTCGGCATGGAACAGGGCCTTGCCGTCGGCCATGGCGGCGTTGGCGATGAGGATGCCCCAGACCACATCGCTCTCCAGCGTGGCGATGGCGGTGCCGTACATGGCCGGAATGCGGGTGAAGGCGTCGAGATCGTCGTTGATCAGCACCTGGCGGGTGATCGCCACCACCCTTCCATAGGTCTCGATGCGGTAGCTCTCCTTGCTCTCGCCGAGGGTGCCGCGCTGGAACTCGCCACCTTCGTTGACCTTCAGCAACTGCGGCGCTTCGCCGATCTGGACCCGGTGCATGGCCTTGAAATCGGTGGCCAGCACCTGCCGGCAGAAGGGCATGAAGGTGCGGGGATAGATCTCATAGGCCTGCCGCAGGGTCTTGGCGGTGACGGCGGACAGCACGTCGGGGAAGTCGGAGGTGGAATGCAGGGCGCGGGTGGCAATCTCGTCGCGGGCCAGGCCGCGCACGGCGACACCGGCCTGGGTCAGGAACTCGCGGGCCAGTTCCAGCAGGCTGAGGCCGCGATATTCGCGGGCATGGTCGGTCAGCGAAAACAGGGTCGGGCTGTAGCGGTGCAGCAGCGCGGTGGTAACAGCCTCCCGCCGGGTCAGCCTTTCATCGCGGCCGCCCAGCGGCACCGACACCTGCGGGAAGACGCGCGTGCGCTCGGACGCCTCGGCCACCTTGTCGAGGATCAGGCGCCGGGCCTCGTCCAGCCCGATCCCGCGCCGAACCAGATCATCGGCAAAGCCGCGTTCCAGCTCCAGCCGGCCGGTGAGATCGTGGATGGTGCCTACCCGTTCGCGCTCCGTTTCTCGCGCGCGGGCGACCAGGGTCTCGGTATCGGGAGCCGGCGGTGGCATTGGATCCGTCCGGGCCGGCGGGGTCTGCGTTTCATCCATGGAAATCCTCGTCGGGGAAGGAGCGGCGGCGTGGCGGACCACGACGCACGGGGAAAGCGGCTCGGTGCTGCGGAAGCCGGCGGCGGGATCGGCGCCCACCGGCACGGCGGAGATCTCGAAGGGCGTCCAGTCCACCGCCCGCCACAGTTCCGGCCCGGCGGCCGGGCGCGACACCTCGAAACGGTGGACCTGGTAGCCGATGGAGACGGCGCGCAGATGCCCGGCGCGGATGTCGGCCAGGATCGGTTCGACCTCGGACCGGCCGCTGAAGCGCACACGGGCGAGGCCCCGCCCGTTCTCGATACGCGCCGTGCCGGGCACCACCGAACCGATCACCGCGTCCAGCGCGCCCATGTCATGGACCTTCAGCAGCGGCGCCCCGCCATTCAGCCGCTCCAGCCGGACATGGGCCGGATCCAGGCTCAGCTCCTCGTCGAAGGGCTCGCCGAACAGCGGCTGGCGGCGGACGCGGGCGCCGGTGGACCAGACCAGTTCCACCGAGCGGTCGGCCTCGTCGAAGCTGGCCGGCAGCAAATCGGCCGCGCGGCGCAGCGCCGGCAGGTCAAGGGTGCGATGCATGGCGGGTCAGTCCTGTTTGGAGGCGATCTCGCCGGCCTGGATGGTGCCGGTCTTGGTCATCCGCCGCGGATCGCTGTCGAGCACGAGGCCGAGGGCGTCCAGGCGGGCATTCATGGCGGCGATCTCGGTCAGCACCGCCTCGGGATTATGGCCCTGGCGGGAGATTGCCTGGGCCAGCGTCATGGTGCCGGAGCGCATGGCCAGCAGGTCGGCCATGGCGTCCTTCAACGGGTCCACCGCCTCAAAGCGCGGCGGCGACCATTCAACCGGAATGTCCGGGCGCGGCAGCCGGCCTGCCGCCCAGGCCTGGGTGGTGAACCAGTCCCAGACCGGCTGGCACAGCATGGGGATCACCAATTGCCATTGTGCCGCCTCGATCAGGCGGCGGAATTCGACCAGCCCGGCGCGGATGCTGGAATAGTTCACCTGGGACAGGTCGCCGGTCAGCAGCTCGTAGGGCATACGAAAGCCGGCGGCGATG